GATGTTTAATTTCTTGAAACTCAATTCCTGTAAAACAACAATCATAACGAAGACCAACATAGTTTTCATTTAGTTCCAGTGTGAAGTGAGCAATATTCTTTCCCGATTTCATTGCTCTGGCTCCGAGACTGCACAACAACCACGATTTTCCAATGCCCGCTGGAGCCACAATAATACCAAGTTCACCAGGTCCAAGACCGCCATCCATAAGGCTGTCAATGACTTCCCAACCAGTAGAAATTGTCTTGCGGCACATTTCACTCATACGACCAGCAACTTCTTTATGGTAGTTGTGACCAAGATTGCGTTCCATACCAGCCTTCATTGCCTTATCAACCAACCCCTTGATTTTATCATATTCACCAGTTTTTAGATGATCAACTGATTCAATAATAGCACTCTTCAACTTTTGATTCTTACAGAATTCAAGAAATTGTTCACGAACAAACTGCAAATCTTTTTCACTGATTTTTGTGTAAACTTGTGTTAGTTGCTGTACCACAGAAGATTTGAATGCATCATTTTCAATAGTGTCAATACGAACCTTGAATACTTGCGGTGTTGGCAAGTCTTTGTATTGAATATGATATTGAATAATTTCTTTGAGAATCCATTGATGGGCTTCGTTTTCAAACGCATCCACATCAATAATGTCGCATATTCTTTCAAGAAATACTTTGTCAGTTAAAATACTTGCTACAATTTTTACTTGAAATTCCAAGCCAAATTTATGTAGATTGTCGATGATTACTGGTGCCATAATAGTTATTTGTTAATACGATATTTCGTATTTGTTATTTAGTCAATTGTTAATTAGAATGTAAAATTAAGAAGTGGCCAACACCGATAAAGGATAGAACACTTCTTGCAACCACACATGAAAATTTGGTATACTTGTATGCATACCATATGTGGTTAGTTTCTGAATAAACCGAAACTTATTGAAATCATATATGCGTTGTACCGATTCGTCAATCTTCATTTGCAGTGACGGTGCAAAACTCGGTTCTTTCAGTTGCATCAGCGTATAGTTACGTTGTACAATTTCCGAATTTTCAATAACTGTGGCATATACTTTAGACTCATTGATACAATCTTTGGCTCGAAGTAGAATATTTTCCACAGAAGTCTCGGTTGATTCAACCAGCATAGGAAATCTTTTGATTGCAGTTTTTAATCCAATGCCGCTTACACCATCAATATTATCAGAAGAATCTCCTTCTAATATACGATAATAGATAAAGTTGCTGGGATGAATACCATATTCATTGATTACATCCTGTACTCCATAAATCTTTTTCTTGATTGGACTCCAAATTTGTACACGATCATTTACCAGTTGTAGAAAATCTTTATCAGCACTCATAATAGTGATTCTACTATCTTTATACATCTGTGTGGCAATATATCCAATTGTGTCATCTGCTTCAATATAATCAATTGATACAATGCTCACTGGCAGTTCTTGTAGAAAAGATACAAGTTTGCCCATTTGTTCTACAACTGATTTTTGTTCAGTATTTCCGTCGCTCATATCTTCATATGCACGATTAAGCCGTTTCATAACCTTTCTGCCATCTTTATATTGTGGATATAACTTTCTGCGACGTTCACTGCCACCTTTGCCGTCAAATACAACAATGACTCTGGTTGGACGCAACAGTTTGATAGCATAACCCAAACTACTCAAAAACCCAGACACGCCACCAACATGCTCACCATTATCACTCAAAGTTGGCACTACGGTCCAACAACGAATAAAATTGTTGGTTCCATCAACCACAAGAATATCACTATTTTTTTCTTTCTTTGTGTTTACAGGCAATGAAGCGTGTTCAGATTTTATCTGGGAGAATATTGATGTGAATTTCTTTTTTGTTGGATCTTGCATTTACTTTGTTTGTTCCAGTATGGCGTTGAAGAATCTTTGCATGTTGTGTAGATATGATAATCCACCAACTTCTTTTATACCGCCGTCATCTACTTTACAAAATGTTGATCCCATCAGTTCATTTCCTTTGAATCGTATTTCACAAAGCATAACAGTGCGAAGTGCTACATTGTCATGTTTTGTAAAACGAACAAGTTGCTCATCATATCTAAGACTGCATTTATTTGTAGTCAAATATACATTATCTCCATATCCAGTTTTATGAATTTCAATCTTCTTTTCTTTGCACCATTTCTGAAATTCTTCTGGTTCAGCGGGTGTAAAATTTGATGTAATATATTTATTTTTTGTTGCCATAATATTATTCGGATGCTGGACCCCAGTTTCCTTCCATCAACTCCCGCTTTGCTTGTTCAATGCATTGCTGCAAAGAATATGTGGGACCGCCTTTATCTTGTTCTCTCCAAAGCCAACGCCCATAATCTTTAATGTCAGCCGAATATGTTTTAAAAACTTCTTCTTCAGTCATCTTTTCAAAACTCTCATAACTCAATTCTTCGAGAGGAATTTTTTTATTGTTTTCTTTTTTTGTTGCCATAATATTTTATTTGAGAACCGTGTGGAGGTATTTCACTCCACACGATTAATTTCTTTAATCTTCCATTCCTTCTGCTTCCGAATCATATGAAATATCATCTGCCATTTCACTATTTGGTGCCTTGTATTTCATTACGAATTGCTCGCAAATCTTAGAATACAAGTATTCTTTACATTCGGGGCGATCAACAAGCAACTTTGGCAAGTCTCTCTTTTCAAACACAACGGTTTCTGGTTCTTTACCAACAACCTCCATGATGAATTGAAGATTCTTTGCTTTCTTGTCTTCTTCTTTTTCTTCTTCTAATTGCTTCTTGGTTTTTTTCTCACCCGCAACTTTCACTTTCTTGGCGTTGGTAACAACATCCCATTCAATCAGTTTTTCCAACCAATTTCCATAGTTGTCAATGCCACGGTCAAAGTAGATATCAAACTCAACAGAACGCATTGGTGGTCCCATGCGATTTTTGATAACCGTGCATTTGGTTTTGATACCAATTGCTTGCTTGTCGTTGTTTTTGATTTGACCGATACTCTTTAGACGCAAACGCAACGAGGCGTGGAAAGCAAGAGCCTTGCCACCACTGGTTGTGTATGGATCGCCCAATCCAACAAAGCCAACCTTTTGGCGAAGTTGATTGGTGAAAGCCAAACAAATACGCTGTTTGGCAATCAGCCCTGTGATCTTTCTCATTGCTTTGCTGATTGCGATGGCTTTGCCAGTGGCATAACCATCAGCACCGTGGTCGCTTGCCATTTCCTTTTTTGTGGAAGCAGCAGCAACCGAGTCAACAAGAATTGTAACAAGACGATTCTTGCTGCTCTTGCGAACATAGCCGATGATTTCTTCGATTTTATCAAAAATATCTTCGACAGTATCAACATTGATATACAACATTTTTGGTACATCAACTCCAATCGCAGTCAAGAATTCGGTTGAAACAGATGTTTCTGTATCAATGAAGACTGCCATACCTCCCTTGCGCTGTGTTTCTGCAAGCAAATGAGCACCCATTAAACTTTTTCCAGATGCTTCAAGACCAGTTAGTTCAGTAATTCGACCAACAGGCAACCCCGCGTTTGGACGATTGGCAATAGCCAAGTCAACCAAACTATTTCCGCTAGAAACCCAATCAACTATTTGAGAAGGATCGTCTTCGGCATCGAGAAAGAAAGCAACTTTACCGTCACTGTTCTTGTTGATAGACTCAGCCAATGCTTCTGCCAGTTCATCTCGACCGGAGGTAATTTCAACTTCTACGGATTTTTTCTTTTTTTCTTTTTCCATAATAATTATTATTTTTGAAAGTTAAAAAGGGTGTACCATTGTGTACAAAAGTACACCCTTTTATAATTTAGTTTATTGATTGATCAACGCTTATTAGGCGTTGTTGAACAAATCATTAAACTCATCAGCAATTGCCTTGGTGCTGGCAGGAGTCTTGACAGAAGCCTTGGCGGTTGCACTCATAACCGGCTTTGCGGCAGGTTCTTCCGAGGCAGTGTCGGTTGTTTCTGGTGCAGAATCACCGTCTGGATTTGCTTCTGAGGCATTGAGCCAAGTATCCATAACAGATGCCAGTTCATCATAAGTCAATTCAGGAAACAGGTCTGTGACGTTCTTCTGATTTTTGACCTTTTCCTTGACCGCACCATCATTCACATCAAACGCAACAGTTGCGTTTGGCTTGACGCGAATTGTAGTTTCTGGAAATGACTTTCCGGTTTCTTCTGCGGTTTTGAATTCCACAGTAATATCTCGACCAGATTTTAGGTCAGTAATATCACCATAGTCAGGATCAGCAATGATGGCAAGAATTTCTTGATATACTTGCTTGCCCATACCCCAGAATTTCACACCTTCAGATTCTTGACCGCGAACAAGAATGGGAACATATGTACGAAGTTTTGGTTCCAAAGCCCGTCCCTGTTTCCATTCTTCTTTGCTGCCAGTCTTCTTGAGCTTGCTGGCAAACTCAACGATTGGATCTGGACGACCAAACGAAGATGGAGACAAATATGTCTTGCCATTCATGTTGTAATGAAAAAGCAATTCAATGAACGGATTTTCAGGATTGTGTGAGTAAGGAACAATACGGATCGTTTGTTTACCTTGCGGTTTCCACAATGAAGTGGATTTTGTTGTGTTGCTCTTGAGAGAATCAAGACGCGATTTAATTTTTGATAGGTCCAATGCCATAATTTTTTATTTGTTAATGTTTAATCTTGTTTGACCAATTTGAAATGCATCAACTAGGTCAAGGTTGATACAATGCATCAACAAATGACAATGGTCAATCTATAATAAGCAATATGCTCATTTTTTAATCGTTAATTAGTCATTTGTTAATTCAAATATAAGTATAAATTCATAGGTTAAATACCTAGAAAATTTAGTAATTATATTTTAACAATTTTGACTAATTTTGTTGGCGTGATTTTGACTTTTCCGTCACGCGATGTGATAAAACAGCTACGATAATTGTTCCAAGATATTTGATGCGAAGATGACATTACTCCATTATTCTCAAGTTTGATCAACTCATTCAAAGCATTGATACTGTAAATAATGTTATATTCTTTTTTACGATGCACACTCATGGTATGTGGATAAAACTCACTGCCATTCTTTACTACATTATAAGTCAAAAATATATCGTCAATATTGTCTCCACTTTGTAATACATACACTTTATTGTCTACGATTTGATAATAGCTGCTTAATGCAGTTATTTCATTTTCGTAAGTTTGATATTTTGCAAACGTACACAACAGTTGTGCATTATATTCTGGCATCTGTGTTATGCTTTTGGAATAATTTTTTCGGCAAAGATTTTGTATTCTTCGCGATCATTATTTCGTATCGGAACAACTTCACCGGACAGTCCTACCACAGCGACCGGATTGCCTTCGCCGTCTTTATATTCTCCATATGGAGTAGATGTCCATCCACGTTGAATTGCAAATTTTGTTGAAACCGCTGCGTATTGTGCGGGTGGAGTTGTAACCACAGGAACGTCTATCGCAGGAGTTTCTGCCGACTTTGTAGATACGAAATCCGCATCTGTCGGAGAATCTGATTTTTTTGATACAGGTGCTGTTGGTTCTTTTGATGCGACGGTTGACGCGGCGGGCGATCTTGGTGGTGCCGCTAGGTCGGGTTTTTTTGTCAGTGCATCCAATCTTGCAGATCTTGTAGATGAACTCGATGGTTGTGGTGAACCCTGTGGTTTGGTGGAGGTGGGGTCCGCAATTGGTGATAATTTTTTGCTTGGTGATTTGGCAATTGCTGGTTCTTCTTGCTGTGTGGTAGATGCCACCTGCTGTGTTTGTCTCTTTTGCTTACCCCGTTTTTTGTAATACAAATTCATTCCACCTTTTCCGCGAGTTGGATCAGAAGAAAAATGTGTGCCTTTTTTTAGTGCTTTTTGTTTATACTCGGTGGATGGAAATGTCACCAACCATCCATCCTTATTGTATGCTTGACGTTCGGGATATTTACCTTCATCCATGAATTTTTTAACAAATTTATTTACAATTTGCTCATCCTCACACACATCATAAATTGCTTCCGCGACAACTTGTAAATGATCTGAATTTCTTAAATCTACCACACCGTCATGTATTCTGGGATCTAAAGACGCTTCCGTTATTATATTGTATATGAGATCGTTCATGATTTTTTTTGTTTTTATGCAGTCGTTGTTGCTGCGGCTGCACCCACATCGCCTGCGGCTTGTGATTTGCTTCTGCCCATTCCGGGTACATACATGTATAATTTTCCAAATCCAAGTGCTACAAACTCCAGTGTTTTGATCTTGGACTCATCGTACAACACTGCGTCGTTGGTTCCCTTCTTTTTATTAATGATGATCATTCTCTTGTACTTTCCTATTACAAGATTTATAACTTCGTCCTGTACTCTTTTTTCATCCCAATTCTCTCTAAAGAAAGCCAGCTTCATTGCCTTGTCTGCGATTGCGTCATCGCCTTCTTCGTCCTTGGGAGATATCGGCACATTCAATGTAGTTTCTTCTCCCTGTGTGGAATCTATTGCTGCACTTAGTTCAGGTACTTTGTCGTCGGGTACTTTAAATTCACGGTGTTTATTTCCAATGTCAATTTCCACCGATCCAATTGATTTTTTTTCTTTGTTTTCTGGATTATTTTTTCTTTGAATTATCTTCTCGGATATTAAAAAAATTGAATCTAGTAAAAATTTTGAAACTTCGCCTACTTTTGGATCTTTAAAAAATGAATTGATTGCAGTTTCGTGTTTTTCCAAATTTGAATCCGTTCCAATGTCAGGATACAACCCCCCATTACTTATGCCTTTGTCGTTCAATACCTTGAGCATGAAGTCTTTCATTTTTGGCGTTTTGTTTACAGCAAGAGCAAGTTCATGTATTGCAATATTAAACTTTGAATTTGAAAACCCAGTCAAAGTCGGCGCACTTATTGCAATTGTGGCACCTGTCACTTCTTTGACTTCCACCCCGCCTTGTTTATCTGCAAGTTCAGCAAACAAAATATCCATTTCAGTTCCGCCACCAGACCTTGCGCCTTTCAGAATAAAAACAATAGGTATTTCTCCACGGCCACCGCCAGCAAATTTAACATCATCAATTGCATTGATCAATGATTGAAATTCTGGGTATTTAGTTCCCTTGTATATTTCAATGGCTTCTTCAATCGTTGGTATACTATCATACATGGATTTGTATTTTTTTACCAAAGATTGGTTTGGAAAAGTTTCAAATACTCTTTTCAATTTTTGTACATTTGCTATAGACACCGATTTACGATTTCTCAACGATTTTAATTTTTCATCTTTCTCGGCTTTTACCAAAGCATCGCTCTGATTTTCTTTATTTCCTATCTTATAAGTCTTATCTGGAAATTCGCGTGGACCTTTATATATGGATTTATCTGGATATTTGTTTTGTTCCGGGTGTCCAACTGATATAAAATGCAGTATCTTTTTGCGGTCCTTTGGATCAATTACTTTAAAAATATAATCACGGTCATCACCATATACTTTGGGTTCTTCACCCTCGGTAAACACCGGGGCCGTGACTTCTCCAATTTCAGATTCAGACAATCCATACTCAAGTAGCATATCTTCAAATATTTCTGCATTCTCCGGTGTGCTATAACCACCAACCAATCCATCATGCGAACGCATTGCCCACTCATTCAAAATGTCGTTTATGATTTTGTTTTTGTCCATGGTATATAAATATTCATATATACCACAAAACCGCCTATGATATATACAACTATATTATAAATATCAAGCAAGATCAATATGCTTCATATCTTTGTAATTTTTACCAATATATACTTTGACCGGAAACTTGTCGCGTTCCATGATACTTTTTAGTCTTTTTATAGTATCCATCTTGTCGTCTTTGTGCATATCAAACAATATGCTGTCATATGTATATAGCACAGTCTTACTTTTCTTGTTTTTTAGGTATTCTAATAGATCACCTAAAACATCTACTGCCATCTCGGTTTCAAATGCTTGTAATATATAATTAAACAATTTGCTTGGATTGGCTTGTGGAATATGACAAGTCTTGATTTTTCTTTTATATTTGGGAGTTTCAATATATCCATTCTCATTATAGAACTTCCATCTATGGTCAATATACTCTTGAATCTTGGCAAAGTATGGTATGTGCAGCCATTTCTTATCAAACCCTCCATAGATCTGTGGAAAGGTATATGCTTTGGCTACTGCAATATCTTCTTCATTGGCTGCTTTCTTATTAAAATAATACTTGGATAGATAAGCATATGGATTTTCATTCTTTTCCATATGAAAGTTGACCAAATGAGCAATAAGACGAGGATGAAAAGCATTATAATCCATCATAACAAGCATACCATCATTGCCATGTCTACTCACAAAACATGTTCTGCTATCATCGCTTTTATTTAAAGCAGCATAATTTACACTTGCAAAACGATTGCTTGGTCTGCCTGTTGAAGTCAACAAGTTATATTGTGTATATACCAGATTGTTTTTTACATGCTTGGTTTGTTCATTACCAAATTCTTCAGTAAAATCCTCATTCACGCATATGCCATTGGCTTCAAGTTCTGCAAAACAGTTTGTGGTGGTATTGTTTACAAACTTAAATCCATCTTCTTTTATAATACTTGTGTCTAGTTCATCAATACCTTTTATTTTTTCCATGAATGAGCGAGCATGCTTTAGCAATGGCACACACATGTTTACATCTGGTACATTTCTAAAATTATTTTCAACAAACTTGTGAGCATTGGTATTATAGTCAGTATCATCAATTTTACCGTCGCTCAAATACTTTATCAAATTAACATCCACAAAATCATAATCTTCGCCCATCAATTGCACCATATTCTTTTTGTCTATAACAAACTTGTTGCGAATACTGATTTTCAATGCTTCTTTGATTTTATACAAAGATTCTGGTGGAGTCGAACCTTCATTGTGTTTTATTGGCACGCACCAATATGATTTTGATATCAAAAAGTAAAAGAACAAAACACTAACTTCATTATTTGCAATATGCTTTTCTGCGTCCATATACACTGCATCTATCACCATAATATCTGATGTGATATGAGACATCAACAATTCCAAGTCAAAATCTGTTTCTACAATTTGCACATATTCACGTTGAATGAAATTTGTGCGTTTGTCAAACAGATATCAACGACCCTGCCAATATTCCAAAAGATTGTTCAAAGTGCGAGATAGATCAACTTCATCTTCTCGCATCACTCTGTCAATTTCGGATCTATTTTGATCCATCACACCGGCATTGTTCATAATACCGTTTAAAAATACGTCATGTTTCTGGCCTGAGATTTTCCATTTGATACTTGTAATTTTATACAACGGACTTGTGTTTTGAGATGCAGTAGTATTTTTTATTTCAATAACCAAATTTTCATTTATTTTTTTGGCAAAATATCTAACAATATATCCATTCTCATAATCTTTGCTAGTTGGTGCTGGTTTATATCTTGCCATTATTGTTAATGTGCCAACTCCATCAAATTCTCCATATGAATTTTTTAATGTATCGTTGTATATCATAACACTGTGATTGGTCTCACTTGCGCCACTATAGTTG